ACCTTTTCCAAGGTATTCTCATCTAAGCCTTCAGGCAGATACTCGGCAACCGAATCTAAAATATCTTTGCTGTTCGACATAATTGACCTCTATGTAGGTATGTAGGGTAGTTGTGTATTTTTAATACGAATTATTTTTTCTTGCAAGATCCCTTAGAGTATGGCTTCTTACCTTTGACTGGCTCGTAACCTTTCCAACAACGCTCTCTGATCACATCAGCAAATCTTTCGATCGTGGTAGATGCGTTTTCCCTGTCTGGAATAAATCTAGTGCGACCCCTTCTAAGAACAGTGGTTCCTGATTTACCACCTCTTCTGTCTCTCATAACATCTGTTTCATAGCCTTGAGCTTGTTGCGCCGGTGTGGCAGTGGCAACATGGGTATCGGTCGCGCCTTCCTGCGGGCGACGCCGATTGCGACGGCCCCGTCTAGCTGGGCTGCTGCGCGCTGCTGCCATAACGCCCTGGCCGGTGACCTCATCATAGCGATCACCCCAACAGGCTCGCTTGAAACCTTCGATGATTTTCTGACCTATGATTTCAGTGGAGGCTACTTGAATATTAGGGTGCTCTTTTCTCTTAGCAGGAACTATAGGTTTAGTAGAGTCAACCTCATCACTCTTGAATTGGAATCGAGCGGGCTTTCTACCACCCGGAATCGCGGGGCTAGTATCTCCGGGCTTTCTAAGTATACTAGGTGCTTCCTTTGACGCCTTCTTCTCTTTAGGAGTAAAAAGCGGAGACGCTTCATGCTTTTTACCCATGATAGCCTTACGAACCGCATTACGACGGTTCCTCAGGTAGCCATCAGTCTCATCCTCATCACCATCATTATCAATATCACCATCTTCCTGACCAACAGGATCAAGCTTCTTCTTTTTCTTTTTCATAGCTTCAGTAATTTTGTTCTCTAACATAGTAAGAAGGACTCGATCCTTCTTGTGTTTGGAGACAATTTCCTGGGCACGTTGACTGTTCTCGCGGATCGACTCAGTAAGTTCAGGGTAAGCACCTCTTGTGGAAGGGTCCGAAACAAGGTCGAACGTGATAAGCTTGAAGTCTTCATTGACAATCTTGCCTTTGATGCCTTCCGTGACGCTACCAACACCACGGCTAGAGATACCAATCTTCACACCGTCGTTGATCAGGGCTTCGACAATCTTACCGTTGGGAGTCGAAAGGATTTCACACTCACCAATAACCGAGCCATCCTTATCTACACTTAAACCAGTGATAACGTGCGAGGCTTGCGAAAGGTGGATAGCATCATTAGCTGGGTGGTCGAGAGCACCAACTAACGAACGGTCACCAATCTTCTCTTGGATAGCTTGAACTTGTGCTTCAAGAATCTTACGAGGGTAGATTCTACCGTTGTTGTTCTGCTCATCACATTGCTGGAACTTGCCCCGCAGACGAAGTCGAGAGTTACCCTCAGTACCTTCTTTAATAACTTTAACTTGTTCTAAAACATTGCACTCGACGAGTAACATAATAAATCCTATTTCTGTTTACGAGACCAATACTTCTTGCTCTTGAACTTATCGGTCTTTTGCTTACCATGCCGCATTAAAGTTCTGACGGCATATTTCTTAACATCGGAAAACTTTGAGGGGATGCTACCAGGAGAGAAACCTTTCGCAGTCCTTCCTCCAACAGCCTGCTCATCATCCTTACCCCATTTTTGTTTGGTAATGACATACAGCCTATCGGATCCTGTAGTTGAGAATATTTGACCGACGTAACCTTTCTTCAAGGCATCGGTAATGGATTTGTAAACTTTAACGCGAGACTTCGTCCCCTTAGTTTTAGGACCACCCTTGTTCATCTTGGCTCTACCTTCAGCAGAGCCTTTACCAACTGTGGCCTTTGTTTCCTTAATTAGATTTACGAGATCCATTTTTCTTCTTCTTCTTTGGATACACAGGAGGGTAAGTATCGTCTCCTCTTGGAAGAGCCTTAGCAGCCCCGACACCAATCATGCCGCAGGTAGTCATTTCCTGCATAACATTCTTGGCCTCCTTGAGAAGCTCTTTCAAGTTTTCAACCAGGGATTCAAGTCTTTCCTTAAGGATTGTAGCCTCAGTGATAGGCTCAAAGTCTGGCATCATTTCTTGTTTCTTATCAGGATCCGAAGACTCTTTTAAAGCACTATTGAACCCAACGATTTGATTAACAAACTCGTTAGGAACAACAACAGCTTTAAGACCGTCATCGACAACTTTAGACTTAGTAACGACCTCCTTCACGGGAGGCGTTTCTGATAGAATCGACTCGCTCAGAGCTAAAAGATCTTTAGTGCTAGCACTCATCTTTTAGATCCTCACTTCTTCTTTTTCAGAAACGCTGGCATGTCGTCGTCTTCTTTGTCGTCACCCTTCTTCTTCTTCGGCATGTCGTCGTCATCCTCGCACTCAGCTTCATCAAGCTCGTCTTCCGACTCTTCAAGGTATTCGCCGTCTTGCTCAAGGGCTTCGTTGATCGTGCCGAGGATGAAATCAACACACTCTTGCATGTTCTCCTCAGGGATCGGATGCTCTAACTCCGACTCGCAGAGCGGGCAGACATGCTCGTCAGCCTGAGCTTCTTCAACAACTTCAACCTCTTGCGACTCAGTCAGAGCCTCCGCAGTGGCGAGTTGGTTAGCGGCAAGGATCTTGCCAACAAAGTCATCATCAACATTAATGTAACGCATAGTAGTATACTCCTGTATTTATATGTATTTAGTTTGTCTGAATAAAAGTAATAAAATTACTTCTTAAAGGTAGTTACGTTGGATCTATCTGTTTTTGTAATAATAGTCTTGTCATCATCCGCCAACACTCTTTGAGTTCCTAGATACCCAGACTCAACATAATCTATAGGTATTGAGTTTCTGTAGCCGTTAGCTAATTCTTCTAAGAAATTGTTGGTGTTTTCGTAGAATACCCTACCCATTTGGCTTACAGGCATTCTGGAGAATATGTCATACCAAGTTAAGGCCGAGGGATCATACGTAGTTTGGAGGTAGTCTAATACGTCCCTAACCAAGTAGCTTGTGCCGAAAGAAGAGGCAGGTTGTGAACTAGTCGTATACTCCTCACCATTGTAGAATGTTTGAGTGAAAATAGTAGGGTCGTATTTAAATCCAAAGTTCTCAAACCCCTCAGGCTCGACTAACCCAATCCTCTTAGACCCATCCTCATTGTATAGATTGTAAGTCTCATGGGGAGTAACTTCAAACCCATCTATCGTAGGGGACAGGTTAGCATTTACTGTCAATTCCCTAACGTGTTTCGTCCCATAACTAATCAAATTAGAATGACCGTTGAAGGGGTTGTACCTAGATCCCGTGGAGGGGACAACAATAAATCCAAAAGGTATGTTCCTGATAAACTTACTATCTATCTCAGTAAAAGCCTTATCCCTAAAGCCAACCAATGTAAAGTCGTTTAGCACTGCTGTTAAGGTTGACGTATCTAAAATGTATCTATACAGAGGATCCTGGTAGTTGATAGCGACAACGGGAATACTCAATGCGTTATTGTTGAAGTGCTCTGCTAATTGAGACTCGTCCTCAATCAGGGAATAAGTTGCACTGTAATTTTCTATTAGTACGTTCTCAGTAGGTTGACCCGAAACAGATCCTAAGTTAAGACCAAGATATAAAGGACGAATAGCAGAAGGGCCAGCATCACCCACATAGTATTCATGTTGATTTTCTAAGGACTCAGATCTAATTTTTATAGAAGGATCTACACCGAGTAGAGACAATGCTTTTGCTCTTGCAGGCGGATTAGCAAAATAAGCTCTGTCTACAATGTTATTAGTTACAACTGCCTCACCCTCATTATTTAAAAGAGTGGCAGATATGTAGAACCCACCACCGATACCTATATTCACAGTATCCGCACTGCCCACACTCTCAGGTGTAGTAGCTGTGACCTCTACCAACGTATCAACGGGTATCCCAGCATCAGGAACTGTAACCTTCACCGTCTCACCATTCAGCTTCAGAGCGTCCACTGACATGTTCAAGTCGGAGTTAAGAGGACGCATTCTACCAATCATAAAGTTACCCCACTCTCCTTGTTTATTGTTTTGGAAAGTGTATTCTTGATTTGTTAAAAACTTGATAACGAATCTCTCAGAGTATTCTTCAGTCTCAGGTTCTTGGAATACTGCGAAATCTTGCTCCTTCTGAGACTCATACATTTCTAAGTAAAAATTAGGATCAAACTCTGACATGGTGCCTTCTAGTAAGTGTCTTCTGATCGCAGCTAAGAAGACACTCAAACCAACCAACTCTCCTCCTGGCTTTCTTAATGATTGGAAGGCTCCCAACAGCAGAGGATTCAAGGACTTAATAAGTTTTTCATCTGTTAGACTTTGAAGCGTTAGCTCATTCCAAGGTTCGTTGGTCCCAGCAGTCAGCAGTAGTTGAGCAACTTCTTCGGGAACTTGGCTCTTAAACACAGCACTATTAAAGTTATTCTGAACGAAAGTTATCTCCTCTATCGCTCCCGTGTTGAAGAAGTTAAGTTCCTTGTCGAATAGTTTAGGTCTAGTTATGTTTTGATAGTTTTCCTGATAATCATCTTCGCTAACAATGTTTTGAATATTAACAGTTGTCACTAACCTATTTGGCTCTATAAGAGGTGCAACAGAATTACTAATTAGCTGGTCAACCACTGTAGATGTCTCAGGCTCATCTTGAGATGGTCCTGGGAATTGAACCTGTGGGATGGTAGGCGTATTAGGCTGCTCGCATTCATTGCCTGTATACACGGGAGATATGCAATTCTGCTGGCATTGCTCTAGAGGAACACAATCAGACTCATCCGGCTCACACAACCTACATCCAAAGTGAAAAGCTACTATTTGTGCTTCGCTGAGTTGTAACCCAGAGGACTCAGGACAAACATCTGCATAAGTAAAATCACACTTATAAAGTTCTGGCTCTGGTTCAGATTCACAGTTTTCCCTACACTCTTCAATTGATAAGTAAAGGCAATCTGGATCCCCTATGTTAGGATTCCCAGGTCTACCGTCACAAGGTAAGCACTTCTTATCAGATAATCCAGCACCAGGACTCCCTAACTCAACACACTTATACCTTAACTCTGGTTGGATCGGAGGCGGCACATAAGGCGGCAGAGGTGGCTTTGGATCACTTGTCGGGTCTGGCACTAATATGACAGGAAGTCTTCCACCTATATTGCCAGAACCCCCAGGGCCTACTGTTCCTGGGACATGTCCTCTACCACAGTAGTTTAGTGTCATAACTACCTTAAGGTTATCGTCTTATTAGCGGCAGACAGCCTTCTTCCATTTTGACCTCTGGCTCTAAATACGTGATTCTCATCGTATCCTGTAATTTTAAAAGATACAGAGGGGTACAGGATCGGCGTGATTTCTCCAGAAAAGTATTCGGGCTTTGTAAATTCTCTGCTGCTTGCTGGACTTTCACCATTACTAGCGATTATAGTGCCCTCCGTGTAGCCGTAGTTCAGACCACCATTGTATGTATCAGGTCCTTGTTTGGTCGGAGTATACCTTTTAAACACATTACTATCTTTTAAATTAATTTGAGGTAATCCAAAGCCTGCAAACCACCTAGTATCGTTCCTATTAGACCAAGGCTTTAACGCTGTTCCAGGCGGATTAGATGTTCCAAAGTTTTCAGTCCCTACCCCTCCAAGAGGAAGTGCATTGGTTGCCCATGGAGCACTGAGTTCTGGGGTGTAGCCAGTGGACTGCGCCTGATACGAAGTCGCTTCTATTGTTTCAAGCCTTCTCCATGAAGGACCATGCCAAGCAACATTTATGATAAAGTAATCATGAAATTTATCAACCCAGATGCCTTCACCCATTGCACCCCAACTGAAGGGAGCGTGCATGGGTATGCAATTCAAATAATCTACGTCAACATGGTAATCAGCCATCCAATTGGGCCGAGTAATGTTAATACGTTTACTTACGTAAAACATCTGACCTCTTCTGTTGTGGAATGACGATCCCCTCCAACCTCGAATTTCATTATTAGCTTGCCTTGCGCCTATTGATTGGGCTGAATCTCCCCCAATAAGAGGTCCAGCTTTGCCTATCCCATGATTTACATAATATGCATCGGCAACATTAATCCAATCATTAGGTCTAGTTTGTTGAAAATCTCCAGTGTTATACCAATCTGACTTATCCCAATAAGGATTATTAGTCATGGCACCCCTACCTAACCCGAGAGTATCCTCCATTGAAGTAAACAATGAGGCATAATTTATATTGTTTATATTAGTACCATTAATAGTTGCTTTTAGTTGCTTCGCTAAAGCTCCTTCAGGACCATAAAGGAATCCTCCTAATATTTGACCACAACCTACAACTCTAGACTCATTAGGTAAACTACTGTTATTATTTACAGGTTGGATACCATCAATGTCTTGTTTGAGCTTATCGTGAACGACCTTAAGAGCATCATGCAAGTGAGCTTCACTCACGACAGGGTTAGCGATGGATATCTGAGGAGTCGCTGCCGCGATACCTGCACGCTCATTGTAGGCTAACTCAGCAGTTCTGAAGAAAGGACGGATATCAATAATGTGTTCCGGTTGTATGAGGTCCGTAATAGGACCGGCACCGTCACCCTCAACAACAATGTAAGCAATTGGCAGAATAGATTGACCGATCAAAGGGATGGCTGTAGTCTCTAAATTCTCAGAGAGCACGGGGGCTAAGTTCATAAGATCGTCAGGGGATGGGAATGAACCTCTGATAACACCCGCAGATGTTTCAAAGCCAATAGGTAATTGGTTATCGTAATCTCCAGGGTGGGATAACATAAGGGGAGTCCCTTCCAAAGATTGAATTTTTATCTTATTCTTACCTTGTCTGGTAGCCGCAGGCCCAGCAGCATTTCCACCTAATTGCCTTGAAACTCCAATACCTGCTCCCTTTACAATACCCAAGGTAGCTCTATCTAAACTTCTAGGATTACCATTTGCATCAAACTCTAAAACTTTTGTAGAAGCCTCATCAATACCTTTAGAGTAAATAAATAGCAAATCAATTCTTTGAGTAGAGCCTATAAGCTGCTTGTTACCCTCTTCATCAGTAATATAAAAATCTTGAGGATCCCATGCAGGTATGTCAATAGAGAGTTCATTTGGAACATCGACAACAGATGTCCTTATAGCACCCCTCCATCTCTTAATAAACATAGACTCTACAGTTCCTTGATTTTTAGAGACTAGGTCGTTAATCTGAACCCTATACGTAGGTAAGGGACTTTCTGACCCACTAACACCATGAAGGTGTAACACTCCTTCATAGTTAGGATACGCAGCGTCTAGGTTAATTGGGTTTGTAAAGCCTAAGTCTTGAGCGCCATAATCATACCCAGGAGTGCTTACATTCAAGTAAGGATAACCAGCATTTAAAGTTGTGGGGAAATCATCACCCCATCGTTCCCCAATAGGGTAGACGAACGCTCTCTCAAAAAGACCATTCATCAGATAAGGCTCACCTAATATACCTAAACTAAGTTGAGACAGAGCAGCAGAAACGCTAGGGCCTGAGTTACTTTCAAACTCCCAACCAGGAAATTCAAAATTACCACTTTCGTTAAATAAATTTTTACCTAAAACCTGAGTAACGGTTTGAAGTGGTGTAAGATCATATGCGTTGTTTATACGAGCCGTATATCTACCCGGCTTAACTCTCACAGCACGCTCTGTTCCAGTAGCGTATGGCTTTAATTCAGAGAAACCTTTACGATCTATCTCGACAGACTGATCTTTAAATGTTATAAGACCATCGACCTGATCCTTAAGGAAGTTTGTGCTTTCCTCTAATTGCTTAATCGGAACATTATCAATTTCGTAATAGTAAGGGTCATTCGCCTTGAAGTGACGAATAGGACTCACAAAACTGTAGGGAGTTGAAAAGTAATTATTTTCGTTAGCCATTAATTATCCTTATCCAAATCAAAGTTATTTATAGAAGCAAGACCCCCACCGTAATCATAATCAGCCTTGGAGTCTCCACCGATCTGGTTGGTATTAGGCTGAACAATATGAACCACCTTTGCTAAACCAGACTTTCCGACAGAGTTGTGCTTGGCATTTGCAAAGGTTTCTGCGGCAGACTGATCAAGCACGGCTTTAATTGTTCTCGGACTACACATCATAGCCGAGGGGTAGTAGAACCCAGAAGCAACAGCGGTCCCTCCGTAATTCTGTAGTAGTGAAGTGTACCCACTACCTTCAACATCACCGCCCTGTACGGCAGACAGGTTTCCAGAGAAACTATATCCCTGAGAGAATAACTGCCTAGCCATACCATCAAAGTCGTTGCTCCCACTAGCAACAAGATAATTAGAAGCGGGGTCCACCGAGAAGTATAATCTAAACGGTCCAAAGTTTTTAGCCGAAGACTGTCCAAACGGGTGAATGGTGTTAACACCGTAGTAATCTAAAATAGAGAGAGACGATGTGTCTGGCGTAGTACTAGGTGCTCCACTCACAGTATTACCCCACACACCCGAAGGCCCGAAGTATCCCGAATCAGCAGGATAAAGTCCAGACACCGAAACGTTAGATGCCTTCAGTAAGGAATTATCTGCAATGTTCCAAATAAACAACCTGGAGCACGCAGGGCCTGGGAGAGGAGCATCACCTTGGTAATCGTAGACAGCAGCAGAGCAGTTAGTCCAACCAGCAGGGAAGTGAACATTATTCACATGCACCAAACTATCTTCAATGGCTCTGACGCACATACCGCCCGTGGTCACACTGCTGAACTCCCCTGTTGTATCGAAAAGATATTGGTAGTCCTTAGACGGTATATTGGTTTCTGCATCAAAGGCCCAATTATTACCAGGAGTTATTGTTGCCCACGAAGCACCAGCAGGGTCAATCACCGCGTTAGGGTAGAACTGAACATAACCTGCACTAGTGTAGAGAGGATCGCCAGTGTAGTCATAAGTGGCAAGTAACGCCCCACCTAAAGTGCCGCGAGCCCAATTATCAGTCTTGTCTCCAAGATCATGCATGTAGATATTAGAGTTCTTATTAGCAACTAAGCAGGCTCTAGTCGAATGCAACTCGACCATCGTGTGGTTACCAGGGTCAGAAAGGTTAAACGAAGAAACCAGAAGTTGACCGTTCTCACTCTCCAAAGGAGACATGTATAAGTTAGAGTTATTGTCAACTAAGAAGTTGACGCCAACTTGATACGATGCAGTTGGTCCTTGAACCTTAATCGTAGAGTTATTGTTTGCGTAGATGCCTGCGGTATGCAGTTGATCGTCTCTGTCAGTTGGACCCTGCATTACGGTAGCATAATTAACAGACCCTCTTAAAGTTACGGTAGACTCATTATCGGCCCTCGCAAAAAGACCATACACACCGTCAATCAAAGAGCTAGCGGGTAAGTGACTGTAATCTGTATGAACGTGTATAAGGTCTAACTCCGAGCCATTCTTCGCTAAGAAAGCTGGAGTAATGCCAGACGACTCCTCTTCTGAAATGCCGAAGATACCAGAGGTGTATATTGTCTGGTAAAGGTCTTGGGTAGAGCTAGTAAGTAACGGTTTTATCGTAGAATTATCCGCTTCGATAGCCTTTCCATTTTGTATAAATCCTAACTGACCTTCCTTGAATGTTTCAGGACCAATGCTCTTAAGAGTGCCGAGGAGGTGCCCAGCATACAAGTCTTTATTGTAAACCAAATCAGAGTTCTTCATTCTCAAACCCGTAGATTGGTTGTATCGAGTATTTAAGGTATCAACCTTCAACTTAGAGTTAACAGCATCTAAGCCAAAGTAGTTACCATCAAGAAGAAGTCTACCGCTGTAATCTAAGATACTATTCTCAAGCTTAATACCAGCTTCAGTGTTAAGCTCTGAGAACAATTGCATAGCATCATACCATCTATTATCCCCAGCAACGGTTAAACCATTAAGCTCAGTTCTCCCACCCGTAATTAAAGAGTTGACAGCATGTATACCTATATCATTCCTAGAGAAGCAAGTCATAGCTTCCATAGAAGGAATTGGTATAGAGCTAACTAAACCACCAAAGGTGTTAATAGGACCATAACCCGCATAGTTGGCCACATCACTAGAAGCTTGGAGAGACTTTTCTATATCTCTATCATAGGTAGACTTGAAATTAATCTTAGAATCTTCTGCGTATATCCCTGCTCCGTAAGAGCTTTGAGTATCGTATGCTAATCTCTTCTCTGCGAAAGGAACTCCAGTTCTTAAAGAGTTTATAACTTCATAGTTTCTAAAAGCTACAATGCCTCTAAGTATATCTACTTCCGAATTCTTAGCGTATAATCCAGCTTTGTTACAACGAGAAACTGAGCACCTTTCTAAATTTACTTTAGAGTTTTGTATCTCTATACCTCGATCTACAGCATTCTGACCGTCAACGTTAAAGTTTCTAATGTATAGAGGCCCATTGCAGTTGTTTACCTTAATGTATTCTAAACTATTAAAGTAAGAAAAAGACATGGAAGCGGCACTAGGACTGTTTAAAGTTTCAGCACTACCCCAAGCTATCTCAGAATCAGTCAAAAAGTTTTGAGTGCTTACATCATATGTCGAATCGAAATTGGTTTTATCGTAGGGGTCGAATATAAATTTCATTGTTGAACTAAAGTTCGAACCACCAAGATCCCAAGGATCAGAGGCACTACTTAAAGACGCTGTGAGTCTATCACCACGAGCGTCATGCACTCTCTTAGTAAAGACGTATGGATTTCTAAACCTAGTATCAAAAGGCCAATCTGAAGCATTTACTCCAGAAGCCAAACGAATTGTACTACCATCATCTCTCTTAGTAAACATGTATGAGTATGCATGATCTGCCCCAGGGAACGGAGTTATATTATTATTCACATAGAAAGATGTCGGTGCAAGTCCCGCCAAAATAATAGCCGACGCAAGCCCATAATCTGTAAACGCAGAGTCGTATATCGCTTTCGTGTAGTGGTCAGCGGTGGAAGACAAAGTTAACGGAAGAGCAAAAGCACTGTTCCTGTTAATAATCTCCAATGCACCGTTAGGTCCAAAAGCTTTGTTAGAAAGATTAAGACCTCCTAAGTTTCCAAAGCTAGCAACTTCGACAAGTATGGGACAATTGATAACCTCAGGGAGGGCATTGATGCAAGCACTTAACGTAGTGAACACTAAAGGGTTACAAGTATCTGTAGCATCCGCCGAGACAATGAACGACATACCCGTAAGGGCCGAGGTGGGATGACCCAGCTTCTCCCAAAGAAGGTGAGTCCTCTCGTCTAAGTCGTGAAGAGGTAAGTTATCTTGCTCCCAATTGTAAAAAGAGCTAGCATCATACTTAGTAACCTTATCAGTCCAGCAGACTAAAAGGTTGTTGGATCCACCTGAAACATATACGTCACTTGGGTTTAACATATTATCCGAATGATATTGTCCACCTAAACACTAGACCGAAATCCGATGTTTTTCTAATGTCACTGAAGTATCTGTAAGCTGCAAGAACAGAAGTTTCAGTAGCACTTGCTTTTGGATTCTTTATGAACAATCCAATTTCATTTAAATTTGCACTGTTTGGAAGATTGTTGCACGAATCTTCATCAATAAAGATTGTGTACCTAACCGTCCTGTCGTCAACCTTAGTGACCTTACTGAACGGGATTTTAGCAAACCACTCACCTGTGGTTGTGGCTGTGTCATTAGCCCATCGGTAACCTGACACAACTTCAAGGTTACTATCTCCGGTACCTACGTAATCATTTAACGAGCTAATCGCGCCTGAAAGATCCGTCGTACTGCTAACTTGAAGTTCCGAGCCGCCACTAACACCAAGCTTAAATCTATCAATCTGATAGTCTGTGATTGTTTCCGACCCAACCTTACCATAAAGGTGAGCTAACGCCCAACCAAAGCCAGACACAATGACGTTATCTTCGTCATACACAAGCTCTTCCTGACCATCAACGACCTTGTGAACCGTTAAGTGTCCTTTTATACCTAATTGACTTGTCAGTGATTTAATCATTTGAAATCGAAAGTTAACTTTAATGTTACAATATTACTGTTCAATCCATTTTGAAAACCTGAAATATTAGCAGCAGGCAAATCTATATGCCATAAAGGATCTTCCAATAATGTAGATTTAGCTACTAGCTTATACTTTCTGTTATTATTTAGAGCATCCCAAGTATAAGGTGGAGTTAAGCCATTAACTAACATATCCTTTAGATCCAGACAATAAACACCTATATGCTTTACACCACCGAAAGCAGCTAAGGATGCAGCGTCACCCGCTTGAAGTGCAGTTTGAACAATAAGACCCGCAGTGGATGGGGAGAAATTAGAACTAGATACTAGTAGTGATCCGTTAGCATAATCAAAGGGACTAATATTTTCATTAACTGATGATGGGCTAATTGTTAAGTAGCCATTCTTGTCCATCAAAAGCTCTCTATTAAAATAACTTGCTATAGTTGAACTAAAGAGATAAGATTCATTCTTATCATAAAAGTTATACTTGTAAGCTGCTAACGTTCCAGACGGAACAAACCCTCCCACCTTATTCCATATTGAACTCAGCAAAGGATCAACAGCCGCATTAGCGTAGTGTCCTAAATCAGGAAGGCTGCTTGCATACTGAAAGCTGGATAAATTTGTGGATGACGTAGACGCTCTCTCTAGGCGAGTATCCGTAATTGATGGGTAGTTAGGAACTGAATTATATGTGGAAGAATATTGAACATAAACAGAACTGATGATATAAGAAGATGTCTGATAATCAGATCCTAAGTTAATTACAGTAAGAATACCTTGATCATATGCGCTAGCTCCTGAAGCCGGATCACCATCTACATACTCTACACTAGAAACCCCATGAGCATGTTTAGTGAACCCATCTGCATCTTTCCCAAAAGTTACCGCTTGAAAAGTGTAGTTTGATGTATCAAGAATTGAACTAACTGACGGCAGGCCAGCAAAAGCTGGGTTCACCGTCATAGCATCAGTCAATACTTCTCCAAACCCTTGAGTAAACATTATATTGGAATTTCCACTTCCGTCTTATACACTAAGAAAGTAGGAACAGCGTATGTAGTGCCTAACATAACATCAGACAATCTGTAATCAATTCTAGAACCACCCTCAGATTCCATTATAGTCTCTGTCCTATTCTTGTCCCGGCTGGCATATGCAGTAGCAGCATTCTTACCAGCTAAGTTGTTGAAGTGTTTAAAGACATCAAACAGATCTTGTTTTGTAAGCTGAACTCGATACTCTAGACAACCTTTCTTAAGATCATCCAAGACACACAGAGGATCATTAAGTGTTCCTGCTGCAAAGATTTCAGACAACTTCTTCATGGTTAAGTCTTGAACTTCAAGCTTCTCAACTAACATGAATTGATCTTGCTGGTTAGATGGCAACATGAATACCTCAATCACATAGTTTTGATCTAATCTGTGTAATTGATTGTAGTCTTTCTGATAACTAATAGGCAGCAGAATATCTCTGTTGCGAGTGTTGAAAGTAACCTCGAACTTGTCTAAGTCTTCTACCCCTAATCCAATTACTGGCGAGTTTCTAAGTGAAGAGACCTTATCTAAACAAGCGTAACTTGTCGAACTGCTGGTTGATTGTGGGTCGTTAGCTCTAGTAATACTATTCGTTACGTGCGAATACTTAGAGAACATATCGGATCTACTAATAAGCTGACTATGCTGCACCCACTTACCATCCTTGGTGTAGCTCCACATGCTGTTGTTTTCAGGTTTAGTATGTATCCAGATGCCATAAGCTCTACCACCTAAAGTTAACCCAGAGTCTTTACTAATAATGCTCTGTAGATTTACTTTAAACTCATGTTCTGGGGATAAGAAGTTACTAGAAACTGGATGCTCAACGCCTGCCGCATACTTTGAGATATCGAACCTCATTCTAGTAGCGCCATTACCGGACCTCATTAAAACTAAAGTATTGTCGAATAGGAACGGATCTTCGTAGGAAGCTCTCTCAGAGCCTGGGACCTTGAGGATAGAGAACGAGCTATTGAGATTAGTTCCTGACGTTAGAACAAGCTCCAGAGCCTCTACAATACCAGAGGAGACTCTCTCAGGAGTATCCAGATACATGCTCGATGCGTCTGAAGCAGCGAACGATCCAATCCCTGTAAAAGGAGCACTCGTAACACTTATCTTCGCAGGGTCGGCAAAAGAGGAAGCAACAAGACTAGTCACACTTCCCAACTTCTCAAAGTCGTGATTGTAAAGAAGAGGACCAAACGTGTGCGAGAATAAGTTAGCACCATCCTGCTTCTGAATGTCGGGACTCAACCTATGCCATTGAAAGTTGTCTTTGTAAATGTTAAAAAGTCTATGCAGATCTCTACCAAATTCAAAATTGTAAAAATCGTCAACGGACTCTGGGAATGTGTATCCTGCGCTGCTATCATTTGTAGCCTTCGAAGTGTAAGACCTGTAGTCCCCATTAATAAGAGCTTGAGTTCTTAAAATCTCCGCAAGTATTCCTGGCTTCAAGGCAGGGTCTGTGTCAGTACTTCCAAAGTCGTATAAGAGGTCTTCCAAGTAATTTTCCAAAGAAGAGAACGATCCGCTAAACTCTATAAAAGAGCGTAAGTATTTTCCGTTTTCGGAGATCCTATGAATTGCTGCATAGATGCCTGGAAGCTGGCCTCTGTCAGTTGTCCTATCCGTGTTGGCTTGGAAGTTAGCTGATTGCCCTCTTATGTTTTGAGTGTTGCTAACATCATATTCGTAGTAAGTGTTGTTAGAGTTTAAACCCTCACACTGAGACCATATATCTGGAAGATTCAAGTAACTACTGACGGGTGTGTATGTGAGCGAGCTAGGAATCAAACCTAACGGAATGCCACTAAGGCCGGAAGCCATGTCGAAGCCCACAGGCATGTTAAATCCTGTCCTGTCGTAATACCCATTGAATGGCATTACCTTTTCATAAGATCTTCTTCTGGCGGTATTTCTAGGGACGGCACCAAGGTCAGTCGCAGCTAATATCTCAGGAGAAACCAAGGACTGCGTAGCAGATCTTCCAACAACATTACCTCCAGTATTTATACCTCTCTTATAAGTGTCGAAGTGAATACCCGAAGCAAAGGTGTTCTTACCAGCACCCGCCACTATCTCTTCCCTGTCCAGGTAGACATAAGGTATTGCACTTGCCTCAAAGCCGAAGCTATCAGCATCTCCTGAAACTTCTAAAGTGAATATGGGTATAGAGTGAGCAGGAGCATTCTCCCTAACCGCTTTAGCTACAACAGTTATAGCATCTTGAGAATCCGTATCATTGTATCCTTCTTTAGTGAAATCGAATTCTGAGGCGTTAAGTAAAAGTTTGAAGTGAGAAGATTTACCAGACCACAAAGAAGCGTAATCAAATCGGTTATCACTTAAGTTCTTTATGAGATTATCCAGGTTTGGCGGCTCATTGTAGCCCGACGTAAATAACAGCCACGACCCCGCTCTAGGCTCCTCATCGGCAGCAATAGAATTAGTTGTAAGGTATGAGCTTACTTGTAAAGCAAATTCCTGCCTAACACCAAAGCACACGAGCTTATCTGCAATAAACTGAATCATAGGCTGATTCAGTTCTGTATTAACGTAGTAAGGATATTCTTCAAAAGGAGGGATTCTGTAGTCTCTACCTCTATAGTTGAAGAGAGTATTCTCTGCTTCAATCCACGCATTGATAGGGAAACTATCAGGAAACTCTCGTAAGGTTTCAAATATAATCCTATCAACAGCCAGTCTAATATTTGTATCCATACTAGAAGTAGAGTAGGTGTCTACTTCCAAACCCCTAGCTACATCTCTAGTCCAATCAGTGTAGCTCTTGAAATACTTGGACTCAGTAGCTAAAGAGTAATAAATCAAGTAAGGGACATACGACTCCCACAGTTCAGTAATTTTACTTTTTATAGGGAATTTATTTTTAGGAAAGACAGAATCCACTGTCGCTTGAATAGCCCCCTTTGTACCTGCCCTTTTGTATATATCAACAGCGTTCCTTAATTGCAGTCTCCACTTATTAGGATCATTGCTGTAGAGATCCCAACCAATCAACTGAGCTATGAGAGGGAGATACTCATCAGGGCACTCTTCAATATCATACATTGTAGAGATTTGTTCGGTCTGATTGTTGATATCAAAAGCAAATAAAGATAGAGCCCTGATCAATCTGGCGAAAGGCCCACTCTCAATTTTGTTAGAAGACTTTAACGAGTTATCAATGTAAATTTCAAACTTATCTCTTACCTTGAAATCAGACCTATCCGCATATAAAGGAGAGTAAATAACGTCAATCCAAGTCTTTAAATTATCTAACTGTTGCGTGCCGCTAAGGTCAGCCCTAGCGCCACTTGCGAATAAGGAAGAAGGGTAATAGGATATAAATCCATTTCTCCACAAATGCTCAGATAAGCCTTTGATCCCGTCGTTTATTTTAATAGTCTCACCTTTAAACAACTGATCAAGAATCATACTCCTAACATACGCAGAAGGAGAATAGCTAGACCCAGATGTGTTAAGGAAATACATCCAAGAGATCTTATTTATCAGGTGGTTGTGAATGTCTGAAGCATTGCCAATACTAGAGAAGTATGCAGTGTCTGGATTGTTTAAGGTAATTGAAGATAAGAGTGTCGAATCGACAAACTCTTCAAACTCAGATGAAAGCTCAAAGTCCCTAAATCTTTTTCCAAAGTAAACAAGAACATCCCTCTCAAACTCCTTAGGTCCAATGGTTGTTAATTCATTTTGCTTGATAAAGAAAGGGGCTATTCCTTGTAAAGAATCTATATTGCTGTAAGGAGTTCCGGGTACAGCACTTACATAAATAATTGAAGAGATATTAGAAGCAACATCCAGGTGAGAGTTTATAATCAAATCAACTGGATCTTCAGCCTTCTCGGTCTCAGCCAAATCATCATCATATAAGTATGCCGGGAGAATATACTTAATAGCCTCATGATACGTAGGCTTGAAGAAGTTTTGATTTCTTAAATATTTCTTTCCTGACATTAGACGTATTGAGTTTTGATAATTAAGTTGTTGAGTTGAGTTATCTCATTGAACCCTACATTTATTGTTGAATCCACATTATCGACAGTCGCATACCTAACACTACCAACATCCTCAAGTAACACCCTAACTAAATCTTGAGGAACAAAAGGTTCCGAGAAATCGGTGTTGTCTATATTCATGTAGCCCTCGACGGATGTTCTCGCCTGTTGAATTATTGCAGGCTCGTCTCTCCTAGACCTATTGTCTAAGGTTATTGTCACATATAAATCTAGAGTTCTAATCAGACCGTCAACAACTACAACTTCGTCAGTAAGCATCTTCTTATCTTCAATCGCCTCTAACAACTGACGCTTGTATTCTTTAGTAGCTCTTCTTAATTGATTATCAGAAGCACGTTCAAGAACAAACAAGTCAATGATATTAGCAGAAGAGAATGCCCTACGTACCACCGCTGTCGCTTTTCCAGTCGAGCCATAATTTGATGCAAAACTGTTTGCAAAGGACTTAAAGTCGGACAACGTAACTAATCTGTTTTGGCTTCTGAATATAAGCGGAGCATATCTTTTTGCTTGTGCTACGGACTCAGCATCCCTTCCTCCAGTTGCAAGACTAGAGTTTTCAACGGAAGCATCTGCAATGGTCTCACTCAATACAGAATCCTGAGAAGTAATACTTATCCTACTATTAATTACACCCTCTGCTATATTGCCACGACTACCCCCACCAACTCTATATGTGACAGTGTAATTATCTCCAAAGGAAGGAGAAGTTCCAATCGAATCATCTCCAAACAATATAGAAGCCTTAAAGTCCTTATCAGTGGTAACCTGGAAGATTTTATCAGTGGCACCAGAAGCGAAGTATATATTGTCTTCCTCCTTGTAAACCCCTTGTGTTGTCACATCACCTTCTAGGAAGACTTGAGCACTCTTCTCAACATATGGGAACTCTGATAAGTTAATTGTCTTAACTTCTTCTGGAGTTGTGAAAGTTCCTGTTTCAACAACAAGAGCACCCTCCAGCAGGACAGCATCAGTAATGGTAACTGTGCCATTAGAAGCAGAGACATTAAATACCAGATCTGTGCTGGTATTTGTAATATCGACTGTACCGTTAGAGTTTACTTTATAGAGAGTATATGTTAATGTCCCACCATCTTCTGGAGATGTGATATTAATAACTCTATTCGCGGCTTCAATTGTGGCTGTGGTGGGATTCGTCACAGCGTCAGGGGTGTAAGTTATTGTAGCATTAGCAGCCGCAGAAATTGGACCCTTCATCCTAACACCGATAAGCTCAAGAAGTCTCTTAACACTATCTCTGCTTCGGGCTGTACCTATGAAGTTTTCATTAACAAGATAATCAGATTTATTAGACTGGATATGCCCAATA